ATATATAATCATCTGGAAGATGCTAATAAGCCTAAGACATTTGAAGAGTGGGCTAAGCTTACTCCTCGTGACGCAATCTCAGATTATTTCTTCACGGCTTACAAGGCTACATTCGGCAGATCTAACATCATCACATATCGTTGCGTAGACGATGATTGCCCTTCTATCTTTATGCGTCATAAGAGCACTGAAGATATGATTAAGTTTAAGGATGATGCTACTAAGGAAGAATACTACAATATTCTCAGAACTGGTAATGTGAATACATCTTCACATGATTATAATACAGATATTTTCCAGATCTCTGATGATTATGTTGTAGCTCTCAGACAGCCATCTATTTATAATTCTCTTATCGAACCTTCTTATCTCGATAAGGATTTCTATACAAAGTATTCTGACTTCTTACTTCTTATCTCATATATCGATAATATCTACGTTATTGATCGTGGTTCAGGAAGGCTTATTCCTATCGATACAAAACCTGATAGATTCGATATGGCTAAGACAGCTAAGAGAAAGATTAAGACATACGCATCTATCATCAGATCTCTCACTTCTGATCAGCTTCAGGTTCTTATGGTTGAGTCTGATAAGTATGATCCTGGCGAGTATGACGATGATGGTAACGTTATTGTCGACATTCAGTATATCTACCCTTCAGAAAAGTGTGAAAAGTGTGGTAAGGAAATTCCTGAAGAAGTTACTTCACCTGAAGCTATGCTTTTTACTCGTCATCAGCTGGGTCGCTATTATCAGATATCGAAAAAGTAGAACGTCTCTCAACGTTCTACAAAGGACGAATATCGTTTATGGAACTCTTAAATATGCCGTGTGATATTTTTCAGATATTATATAAGATTGCATATGAAAAGAGCCAGTCTGAAGAAGGACAACAAGAGATCCAAGCTGATGCTGCACAAGATGCCTTAGAAGAAGGAGGGTTAATACCATAACATGTCACTTATAACTTTTGCAAAAACTACTGTTGGTATGGACCTTGCGGATTATATAATCAATTTTATCGATCAGCATATAATTGCATATTCATTTTTAGGAAATCTTGATAGAGAAGTGCAGTCGATAAAGGAAAACGATACTACTATTAATTATAATATTGCATCTATATCAGAAGCTGATCATGATGTATTACAAAATCTTCGTAATAAAATCAAAGAAGAGCCGATTATAAAATTATATGGTATCAATTACTATATCAGTATTCCTGAGAATACAGATAATAATTCGTTTTCTATTCGTATACAACAGTGTAGTTAAAAATATGGGAGAGGGATATTCCCTCTCCTATTTTTTTAAAAAACTTTGCACATTATAATAATAGAATTTTATTGAATAGGAGGAACCCTCATGTTAAGTTCATTAATGAGAGATATGGTATATCTCGGAAATACAGATGTCGATGCTATATTCGAAAGCTCTACTGTCGATGACGACGGTAATGTAATAATGAATGAAGCCGGTGTTGATTCCAGTAATAAAAAATTTCGTATTGAAATTATCGATGTAGATCGATTCGTTAAAGCGAACGATCTTAAGCCCATAACAGATCCGGTATTTTTCAACGGTCCTACTCCATCACCAGAAGGTCTTTTATCTAACGAAATATTTGGTATAACAAAAGCCGAACGACAGGGTATATTCGGTTATATAGATCTTGGTGGATGGTATATTAATCCATTATGTTATAAAACACTTCTTCGTCTTAATTCTAAAGTCGGAGAGATTATTCATGGTACTGATGCATTCATTATCAATAGTAATGGAGAAATTGTTCAGGATGATGATGGTGATACTGGTATCGATTGGTTTAAAAAGAACTTTGATAAGATTAAATGGAAGAAGACCGAATCGACCGCTAGAAACACCAAGATCAAATTCATTGAAGCTAATAAAGATAAGATGTGGATTAATAAATATATCGTAATTCCTGCAGCGTATAGAGACGTTGATACTAAACAGGCAAGTATAGGCGTTGGAGAAATAAACAAATTATATTCCCAGCTTATTATCGCTTCTAAAGCGGTTAAAGAAAATGCCGATTATGGATTGTCGTTAGCAGACTCTACTAAGGGACGTATACAAACAACACTTACTCAAATATATGATTGGTTTGGAACTGGTACGACTATTGGAGGTAATAAAACTTCTGGTAACCTTCCTGGTAAAACTGGTCTTATTAAGAAGGGTATTATGTATAAGACTATAGACTATTCAGTACGTCTTGTAATGTCTGCTCCTCAGCTTAAAGTTGAAGATATCGATGATATGATGGTTGATATGGATCATGCTGCTCTTCCATTAGCTGCAGCATTATGTAACTTTAAGCCATTTATCGTTTTCTGGTTAAGACGATTCTTCGAAAATCAATTTGCTGGAGTTATGGAGTATCCTGTTAAACTCAAATCTGGCGAGGTTATTAATCTTCCTCTTGAAGATTATCAGATCAAATTCTCTGATATAGAGATAGATAAAGAAATTGAGAGATTTATCCATGGTTATTCTAATCGTTTCGTTCCTATCTCTATTCCTCTGGATAGAGCAGCTTGTGTTAAAATATTAAAAGAAAAGAAGCTAAATGTTAATCTCGACAATTTGTATCTTCAGCTTATAGGTCATAGAGTAGATCCAAGGGATTATCTAGAAAATAAAGTGAATATAGAGGATACTCCTGGGTTTGAAAGACCTCTTACATGGTGTGATCTGTTCTATATGGCTGCTTGTGAAATGACTGAAGATAAGATGGTTCTTATTACTAGATTCCCTATAGATTCATATCTTAACCAGTTCCCAAGTCAAGTAAATATTAAATCTACTGTTAAAACAGAACCTGTTGTTATTAACGGTAAACTTTATCGCTGGTATCCAAGTATTAAAAAAGAAGATATCGGTTCTAATACATCTCCATTATTTGATGATACTCTTAGTATTTCAAATGGTCTCATTGAAGTAATGAGCCTTGACTACGATGGAGATACCGCTATTATCAAACCAGTATATACGGTTGAAGCGAATGCTGAATGTCGAAAAGTTGCAACTTCAAAGATTCAGATGATTGGTATGGATGGTAAATCGCCAAGAACTGTTTCAAAGGAGTGTCTCCTTGCAATATATGAAATAACTAACCAGCCAGATCCGTCGGTTAAATTGGTAGATCCGGTATTTTGATAAAATTCGTTATTTGAATTATATACTATAAAAGTGTAATAATAGAATATATGTAAATCTTTCTATATATATTCTATTCAATGCTTTCTGCTTTCTGGGTAGACCGAAATGAACCCAGCAGAAAGTAAATTTATATACCATAAGGAGGTGTTATATGGTATATGAAAAAGTACCCTACCCTATCAGGGTAGGGTACTATATAAATTTTGACGATTGGTAGCGCAATCGAAATCCCCAAAATCCAAAAAGAAAGGAGGATAGGATATGGGTGATTTCGATTGTATCGGAGCCGAATTCTAAGTTTATAAACTTAGAATTCAACCGAAAGAAATAAAGGTGGGATCGATCCCACCTTTATTTTTTTATTCGTTATCCTTTTCAGCTTCTTCTTTGGCGAGTTCTTCTTCGAAAAGTCTTTCGAATTCTTCTTCATCGGTCTCGCCGATTTCTTCCTCCTCTTCCTCGGCAGGAACAGGTTCTTCCTGCTTTATGACAGGAATGATCTTAATAGGCTCTGCTGCTGTTGTTACAGGTTCAGGAGTTTCGATCTCTTCCTCGGCGTCTTCTTTATCTGACTCTTCGAGAATTTCGTCATCAACTTCCTCATCATCAACAGATTCTTCAGCTATTATTTCTTCCTCGTCATTAACTTCAATGATATTGTAGTTCTCTTTTGTGATTTCTACAATTTTACCATTAATAACTTCGCCAACAAAAGCTCCGTTTGTAAGACAGATAAGAATCTGACTAGCTGTAAGATGACGATATACTGTTGAAAATTTTGCAAGGATATTTTCAAGTACTATAGGAATATGTCTTACGACAACCTTACAGTACTTAGTTTCGTCTGGGTTCATATATCTTACCATTTTATTTTTCCTCCTTATTCGACATCACAGTCGTCGTATTCATCTGCAAGAACATCAACTTCAGGCTCGAGATCGAGCATTGCATTTACATCGTTAAGCTCCGCAGCTTCTTCAGGAGTTAATCCGATTTCATCGTCCATTTCGACAAGAGCATCGGTCTCTCCCTCTATATAATCTTCAAGCCCGTCCGCATCTGCATCAATCATAGCGTCGAGCTCTTCATTGCTGATACCGTCAATTGCTGTATCAACGAATCTATCAGCTGCAGTAGTACATTCGGCTATAAGATCATTTTCGCCAGATATGTATTCGTCTACTGCTTCTTCAAGAGCCAGAAATCTCTGGCTATCTAAAATATCTGCAATATATTCATCCATATTATTTCCTCCTTACTGGCTGTCGCCAAATATTGAATCGTAACTATGATCGGGTTCGAAGAATTCTCCATCGATTACATTTGCATGAACGCTTGTGTAGATAGTATTCTGTACAAACTCATCTCTTAAATCTTCGACATCGATGGTATCATCTGTATAAACCTCTGGAGCTATGGCTGTCATGCTATAGTCAGAGTCTGTATCGGATCCAGAATCATCTGTATTGTTGAGTATCGATACAAAATTAGATAATGCATCGTAAACAGTAGTTTCACTGTCAGATGTAAATATATTGCTCATACATTCAGTGATATGAGAATCGATATAATCGTCTACGAGCCAAAGCACAGATTCTGAATATATTTCATCATCTATTTCGTCGAACTCGTTAAGACATTCTTCGATCATATCTTCACATATTCTATTCATATTAACCCTCCTTTATAGAGATTAAATTATTAGTATGTTACGACATTAGATTTTCAACGTTTTTCTCAAGGATATATATTATCATTGGAATAGCATAGAAAAGTTTACTTGTTGGTTCGAACTTTATATTTTCCAGATAAGAGATTATATCGTTTCCAATATTCTCAGAATTGAAATATCTGATAATGATATTGTAATAAGATTCAGGTTCTCCATCTGTGTATTCTTTATTCTCCTTAACTCTTGATACTAATTCACTATCAAGAGTTTGGAATTTTTGAATTCCAAGACCAGAGTATGATATCATAAAGTAATCATCCATTACACAAGAGAAAAGGCTATATTGATTGTCTATTAGAGATGCAGAACAGAAATTATTGTTAAACAAATCTAAAGACTTGTTCTCAAGTGCACGGAAATAGGTCTGATTATAATCTATACAAAATGTTTTAGGGACCGGAACTTCATGTTGTGCATAAATGTATTGAGAAGATCCTTCCAGAAGATTATTACGCATAATGAATTCAATCATGTAAGGATCATAGAGTTTTCCATAATATCCTTGATATGTAAATGTCTGAACTCGTTCATTGTAAAATAATGCTATATAGTAATCCTTCAGAGAGTCTAATATAGTATCTATAGTTTCGACACTGTTATAAACCTCTTCAGTAATTACAGCATTATATGACGTTCCAACATTGTTTATTACCATCCTGTATTTAGAAACAACTTGAGAACGTAATTGAGAAGAATCCATTTGATCAAGAGAAGCTTCGAACTTGTAGATGTTGTTACCATTATCGATAGTATCAAAAGATACTGCAGTGACTTTATATAACCAATCTTTTTGCATATGATTGATAATAAAGTAATCTCCTGCATATGGTATCCATGTATTAGGAAGAACAATTCCTCCGATATTTGGAAGGTTATTTACTCCTAAACCTTCTTCATTATAATCTACATCAAGTTCAATCTTAATACCTGAAGAATAGAATACTGCATCGGATATCTGATTGAATTTAATTGGGCTTAATTTACCAAGCTGAACATATTCAGCTCTGGTAGCTTCATCGAAAGTTGTTCCTTCTTTATTCATATTAAACCAAGTAGATACTACTGGTTTGTGATTATTATAAATATAATTGGCATTTTGTACTCTGTCAATAGTACCTTTGGTTAAAGTATCTATAGCATTGACATAAGATTTATTGATAAATTTACCACCCATATATTCTGACCTCCTTATATAGGGATTGATTTATTATAAAGTTCCTCTATCTGAAGGAACAAAAAAGAAACAGGGATAATCCCTGTTTCTAAATATTATTCGTTTATATTATCTTTTTTATTGATCAATATTTTAAGTAATGGTATTAGGGGTAATGCATTAAGTAATACTATTGTACCTATTCCTGCAATTGTTATCATTGTCCCTCTTTCCTCCGCTCCTGATTATTGTAATTAATTATATGCTCCCTCCATCCCCTGCTCCTCTATTACATAGATGTTTATTTTATAATAAAAAATTACTAAATGAGAAAAAATAAAGACCCGGATTATTCCAGGTCTTCTCTTGAATCAAGGAGATTTTGTAACTCCTTGATCCTTTCATCAAATTCTGGATCGGCAGATCCAGGATTTGCGCTTAGCGCTAATGCCCATATAAAGGCAATAATTAGCACTAGCAGGCTACATCCTGCCAAAATGTTTAAGAATAAATTCATAATATACCTCCTTTACACTATTATAATATACAACTTAAACTCTTGACTTTATCAAACGCTCAATATTTTAACCCAAGAACATTTAAATAATTAAATTACTCGAGAAAGGAGAAATCTCATGGCTCGAAAATATCGTTGTCCGTACTGTGGTAAAATGGCAGAACGGAACAAGTTAAGTTCTCATATAGATAAACACCATTCTGATATGCTGAATAATGATAAAGGCTATACTGCTAATAGAATCGTGTTTGATTTATGTAATAAGAAAGAACCAGTTGGAGCAGGATTCGGATTATGTCGAATCTGTAAGAAGCATACAAACTGGGATGAAAAGAATGTAAGATATGAAGCATATTGCTCCAATGCCTGTAAAGCAGAAGCTAGACAGCAATATGAAAAGAATATGCTTAGAGTTCATGGTAAAACTACACTATTGGATGATCCTGAATGGCAAGAAAATAAGATGCTTGCCAATAGAGGAATCTCTGGTAAGTATAGATGGTCTGATGGAACTTATAAAACATATGTAGGATCTTATGAACGAAAGTTCTTAGAATTTTGCGATACTGTTCTGAATATAGATTCGGAAGATCTTTTAACTCCAGGACCAAAGATTGAATATGAAATCAATGGTGTTAAAAGAACTTGGATAACTGATGCTATTTATCTCCCATATAATCTCGTATTCGATATTAAAGATGGTGGAGATAATAAGAACAACAGAGAAATGCCGGAATATAGAGCTAAACAGGAACAGAAAGAGAAGTTCATTACTGATCAAGGTGTATATAACTATATACGTCTTACTAATAATGAATTCGTGCAACTTCTTACTATATTTGCTGAACTGAAAGAAGCGTATATGGGAGACGAAGATCCTAAGACTATATCTCGTATTCATGAACATATGGCTGTTGGAGCTATTGGTGGAATGCCCGTCGGCGTTGATACTCCTATGCATACATATGTCATTAATTATATGTCAAATGAAAGAAATACTCGAAAGAAGTCAAAGTATGCGCTGTCAAATGATATAACTTCAGAATATATTCTTACTGTATCGGATGAGGGTAAGATTAAAAGAGAAAAAGCTGAAGATATCTTTGACGAGAATACTGTTATGACTTCATATAAATATCTCGGAGATTCTTGCTCTATACTTAAAGAAGTATATTCAAAGTATAAAAACGAAGAAGAAGTTCCTGAAGATTACTTTGCAACTCTATTAACCGAGTTCGATGAAATATTATCAGATGATCAACTGAAACTCAGTTCAATACTTGAAGAGATTGACATTGAAAAGATATATGTTCAACATGAAACCGATATGGCTACATTACAATTCCAATTGGAATGTATAAAACAGAAACCTATATTATTCCCTGTTCTTGATCCAGAGAAGTACGAGTTTAAGAAATCATTACTTGAAGGTACTGAAAATCTTGCTATTGTACAATCTTTCAAGGATCATAAATATTTTGCTATAAATACGATATCAGGGCAAAGAACAAAAGGCTTTGAAAGTATTTATGAAATAAACAAAACCCATCTAAATAGTATATGTCAACATATCTATAAAATTTTACCTTAAGGAGGTAACGACTATGAGTATATTTAATCAGGCATCAATGATGATTATTAAGGAAGCTTCAAAGGCTGATGTATGTACAACAGACTGTATCGATAACGATGTTATCGTAAGCGATTTCGAAGACACACTTGCTGGTCTTGATACAACAGAAATGAACTATACAATCGACGCTATTCCGATTCTGAAGTGCGACGAAGGTTCTGATTCATGCTGCGAATCATATCTCGTTGAATTTGATGTGCTTTATAAACTTATTGAATCTTATGAAGATATCAAGGATGAATATGATGCACACGCTTCTATCTGCGAGCATTATAGTCTCGAGAAGGAACAGCTTGCTGTAGTATTCGAGAACGAGGGTTTTGCTAAGGAACTCACATCTCCTCAGCTCGAAAGCTCTAATAACTACGGTATTATGAGAAGATACTCAAATTGTATCAAGAATTTCCTTAACAAGGGAATAAAATGCGTTAAGAAGAATTAATATACGAGTCGGTAGGGAAATTCCCTACCGACAATATTTTCTGAATTTATATATTATAGTGATGGAAAAGGAGGTGCATCTTATATGGTGTACTATCAAATCAGTCACGATGAGTTCGAAAAAATCATCCGACAAAAATTAAAAGAAT